GCCAAAACCGGTTGTTCCGGGTCAGAAATCATTTATTCCCCTTTCTTTCAGCAGAGTAGACGAAACACAGGAGCCAGAGAAAATGGACGCAAAAGTATTGGAAGCACTGAAGGTTAATTTCGGCATCAAAGATGACCTCACAGAAGAGAATCTTGTTGAATTGCTGACAGGCGCACACACGCAGGTTGTTAGCCGGGTAGGAGAGATGGAAGAGGCCCGCACGGTGCTCGAAGCCAGCCTTGAGTCGGCAACAAAGAAAGCCAAGCCGAGCAAACTCCAACCAGAACTTCTTGAGACACTCCAGGAAGGCATCGAAGCCAAGATGGACACGCTCGTTGAGCTTTCCCGTATCACACCGGCCACCAAGAATGCGTTCTTAAAGGTCTTCGCACAGGCTCCAGTGCAGGCTATCATGCTTTCCCGCACGGCCAGCAAGACTGATGCCAGTATCGCCAACCAAATCATCGATGTCCTCAAAGAGAATGACGTTGTGCAGACCGGCGAAAAGACCAAACTTCAGGCTGTCGAACTCGCCCGCAAAGAGGCCGACCAGCGCAACGCCGACACCGCCGACACCATCAGTGAAATGATTGCACACGTTGACGGCCCTGCCGCGTAATACGGTCAACGGCTTCAATATTACACAAGAAACGACACAGGAGAAAGTCAAATGAACACACCCGTAATTGGTACTCCGGGGGTCAAGACCACGCGCACTGCAACTCCGCGCAAGGTAATGAACTCTGACCAAGGTCTTTCGCTCCATCCCGGTGGCGAAGTAATCGATGGGTCGCTATCACGCGATACCGGCAACACTGGCGATCTGGACGTATTGCGCGCTGGCCTGCTCATGGGCAAAATCACCAGCAGCGGCAAGTACGCCCCGGCCATCCTCGGTAATCTGGGCGCGGCCTACGATGCCACAGCCGACACAACCTCAATGACAGTTACAGCGGCCACAGCCGTTGAGCTCGCGCGGCGCATCGGCACATCCGGCACCTTCAAGCTGACCGGCCCCCCGACAGCCAGCGGCACCGTCCAGACAGTGACAGTCACATACAGCGCCGTGAACACAACCACTGGCGTACTGACAATCACATCCCTTGCCGCAGACGTTGACGAAGTGCAGACCATCACACCGACAGTCGGTGCCAACGCAGACGAAGTGCACACAATCACTTTCGACGCGGCCATTACTGCCGGACAGCTGAACATCACATACTTCGCGCCCGATGATACCCCAATTCCTGTTTCCGTTGCGTGGGATACCAACATCGCCACAACCATCGCCGCATGGAACGTTGCATCTGTCGCGGCGGCCACAGCCCAGCAGGGCGGCGCTTCGAACGGTGCTGTTCTGACAGGCGATGCCACAACCCTGACGCTGACTTATTCTGGCGTTGGCTTCACTAATACCCCAATTCCACAGGTCGCAGAAGCAGACGTGGGTGCGACTACTGGCCCGGTTGGCGCTTCCACAGTACTGACCACAGCCGGTTCCGGCGTGATCGGTGGCGGCACATACCGCATTTCGGCAACAGACTCAAACGGCGACACCAAGATCACGGGCGAAATCGCTCACGATGCCAATGCCGCCGCAATCAACACAGCCCTTGACGACGCATTCGGCGCAAGCCAGATTGTCGCCACAGGCGGCCCGATCAGCGGCCCGACTGCCGTTGTCCTGACGTTCAGCGGCTCGAACTACGATGCCACTGCCCAGACCATGGTTGAGGTTGACGTTTCCGACCTTCGCGGTTGCGATGACGTGACAGTGACCGAAACCACAGCCGCAGTGACAGCTGGCGGCAATGACTTCATCAACGCCTCTCTCGTTCAGCCCACAGACGGCTCCGAGACAATCAAGTGCCTGATCAATGATGGCTACGGCATCAAGGTCACAGACGAAGACAGCACGAACCAAGATGTTGGCTTCCCGAACATGGTTATCGGCGGCAATGTTGACGCGTCGCAGATCATTAGCTACGGAAGCGATTCTTCGATCAAGGCTTGGATCAAGGCCGCGCTTCGGACTCCGGGCGGAAGCTGGACGTTCGATGACGATTTTTAAGCCGTAAGCGAGTTTGAGCACTTTCAACATTGAGATAAGGAGAAGCCAAAATGGCTAAGACACTGCAACAGATTCTCGGCTCAACTACGCTAACTGGCGTGGTTCAGGGCGTAAAGGGCGGAGTCCCTAGCGATATCCTCCCGCCAGCATTCATGCGGGCCACCCGCGTAGTAACCGGTGACAGCGCGAAGTATCGCAAAGTCAACAACACTCGTAAAGTGGCAAAAATCGTCCAGTACGGTTCGCCATCTAAGCGCCGCGAGCAGATTGGCATCAGCGAAGTGCCGGTCAAGCTCCTGCATACGTTCGAGCATGAGGTTTTTGATGCCGCAACGCTTCAAAACCTGACCAGCGAAAACGACCAGATTCAGCGTCTGGGCGAAGCCGAAGTGGCCCGCCAGAGCGCCGAGTTCAAGCGTTACTTCACCAACCTGCGCCTCGCCGCAACTTATTCCATGCTCGCCAAGGGCGTGATTTACTTTGACGCTGACGGCAACCTGCTCCCGTCTTCCAGTGGTGCGGCCATCACTGTTGACGCTCAGGTGTCCGCTAACAACAAGAACCAGCTGAATGGCGTAATCTCTGCTGCATGGAGTGCCGCTGGCACAGACATCCCGCTCCAGATTGCAGCCCTGAAGAAAGTGGCGCGCAAGCTCACTGGCTACAAGCTGACTCACGCATTCCACGGTGAGAACATTCTTGGTTACTTCACTACGAACACCAAGATGAAAGAGATCATTAACCGGAACCCCGCCATGCAGAACGCCGTTCTCATGAACAACGAGATCCCGAATGGTCTCCTGAACCTCAACTGGATTCCGATGTACGAGGCATTCTACGAGGACAACGATGGCACCGACCAAGACTTGGTTGATGCTGACAACGTGATCTTCACACCCGACCCGACACCGGATTGGTGGGAAGTGATGGAAGGCACATACGCCGTCCCGAACGACCTCGTGATTGGCACAGATGCTATGGACGTTCTGAGCAACCTCGTTCAGCGCCCCGGCATGTTCAGCTACGCCGAACTGAAGACCGACCCGCCGAGCATAAAACAGTTGGCTGGTGACACGTTCTTGCCTATCATCAAGGTTCCGGACGCGATCTTCATCGCAACTGTCGCTGGCTTCTAAGTCGGCCCCGCAGTTTCTAACACCGTCATCCCGGCGGGGGAAACCTCGCCGGGCGCGCTTAGGAGGACAGCCAGTGTCCGTGACCATCAGCCAATCAGACTTGGAAACCCGCTTTGGTGAAACGAATATAGAGCGTTGGAGTGACGTTGACAACAGCGGCTCCGCCGATACGACCAGAATCACCGAGGCGCTTGCGCAAGGCACTCAGCGCGTAGAGAACGCATTCCGGGACACGATGTACCAGATACCGTTCCAGGCGCTCAGTGGCACGCTTTACCGGGTCAAGGATTGGATGCTGGTCTATGCTGGCTCTTGGCTGTACTTCTCGCGCGGCATGAATGACACGGCGATAGATGACAGGATTGAAGCACTCGAGAAAAGAGCCGAGGCGGAGATGCGGAAGTACCAGAACGGGCGCGAGCGTTTAAACGCGGCCCGCTCTGACACGATGCCCAGCGCCCCGATGATTGTTAGATAGGGGAGAGCAAGATGGCACCCAAAAAACCAACAGCGGCCCCCGCCGCACCGAAAGCACCGAAGCCCCCGCGCGTCTGCACTATCTGTGGCGACAAGGGTTTGGTCAATGGCGAGCATTGCGAACTATGCAAGGGCACAGGCCGCTACGTTACGCCCCCGAAGCCAGTATCAGCAAGGGTAGAGGAAGGCGATAGCTAAATGGCCAGCCGTGCGCATCTGAAACAGCTTGATAGCGTGGCGGCGCGACTCCATAACAGTCTTGTGGTAGGCACGCGCGGCCCGGCGCACGATATGGTGACCAAGTGGGGCAGTCGGTATCTGGGCTTCACGCAGAAGCGGTATTACAAGATGTCGCGCGGCGGCTGGAAGCCTCTCGCTCAGTCCACCATTAGGGCCAAAGGTAGCTCGGCCATCCTCATAGATCACTCCCACCTTGTAAAGGGGCTCGCCAAGGGCAATAAGGGTAACCTCTTTACATTTATATCAGGCGGCGTCCGGGTCGGCTATCAGTCCGGCGTGAAGCATCCGAAAGGAAAGGGCGTTACATACGGGCAAATCGCTGCCGCAAACCAGAAGGGTCGAGGCCGGTTGCCAGTGAGAAGAATCTTTGTGGCCCCGGATACAAGAACAGTCACCGGGATGCACAAAGACGTTTCAGTGGCGATTCAGGAGCTTGGCAACCAAGCGCAGAAAATAGCTTAGGAGCAGAAAATGGCTACACTTTTAGACGGAATTGTAAAGGTAACAATCCAGCCAAACTACGGCAAGGCGCTCGACCTGTCAACCGCCCGCGACATCGTTGCATCCAGCGGCGAGGCAAGCTGGGACTTGGCATTTGGCACGGCGGCGAATCAGGCTAACATGGTCTGGCACGACCAGCGCACTCTGGCCGACAGCGCAACAGAGGAACTGGATTTGTCCGGCGGCCTCACTGACGCGTTCGGTGATTCGATCACACTCGCCCGCGTGAAGGCAATCTTCATCAAGACCAACGCGGCATCCGTGGCGAATCTTCAGGTTGGCGGCGCGGCGGCCAATGCTTTCATTAATTGGGTTGGCGATGCAACAGACAAGCTGATCGTGCGCGGCGCGGGAGGCTTCTTCATGACCGTGGGCCCGGACGCAACCGGCTTCGCGGTAACCGCCGCAACTGGTGACCTTCTCAAGATAACGCATGACGGCTCCGACACTGCCGACATAGTCTATGATATTATCGTGATCGGCTCAGGAACCTAATCTATGGCATTCGATATTGATCCATTCACGCAGGTCTATAACGCGATCTGGTCGGCAATGACTGACCGGGCATCGTTTCAGGCTATGGTGAAGGTTGGGAATCAGATAGACCTTACCGGGCGCGGCGGCAAATCACCGAAGCAATCGCTTCAGTCTGCTGACGCTCCGCAGGTCAGGCTTGTTCCAGGCGGCGGGAACCATCGCCAGACCAACGAGGGTTGGCAGGGCATTGCTAAATACAATATCGAGCTATTCAGCGGCGACCTTGAGATTGACCGCTTCTATTACCCGCTTAAATGGGAAATCTACAAGGCAATGTGGGTTCCGGTGAGCGCAAAAAATCCATTCGGACTCAACTTCGTGAGCGCGGTTAGGATGGAAGATATAGCTGAGGCTAATGACAGCCTCGAGATTTCCGGCGGTAGTCAGGGCTGGTTCGGCCTCGTCACCGTGGTTTGTGAGCTATACATACAAAGAGCATTACTAGAGGAGTAACACGGCATGGGTAACCCAATTTCAGGAAACGGCGGAGATGTAAGCAAGGGCGGCGCAAGTATCGCTCATCTAAAAAAATGGACAGTGAGCGAGACGGCGGAACTCCTGCCATACGTCACTAGCAACTCGATATCCGGCGCAACAATGCGCGTTAAGGGCAATACTGATTGGACAGCCACCGCAGAAGTTCTATTGGACTCCGGTGCTGTTCCTTCTGGCATTACTGTCGGTTCAAGTTATGACTGGATTTTCAAGATGGATGCTTCCAACAATAAGGCTGGAACCGGTATGGTTGCCAGCATCGACTACGAAACAGACGTTGAATCCGGCGCTCTCGTTGGCGCAACAATCAATATCGAAGCAAACGGGGCTCTGAGTTAATTAAAAACTGAAGTCTGACTGACCAAAGTAAAACACAGGAGATGGAACGATGGATGATGTCAATGCAGTGACGCGCACCCCGGTGACGTTTGATATAGGCGGTGGCAGTTACATTCTGCACCCGCTCACCTTCCGCGACTTCGGCAAGATCGACCAGTATGGTCGGGAGGAACTCTTGAGAGCTACCCGGCGGAGTTTGGCCGATGAAGAGGCCCGGCGCTTGGAGATGGCCGAAGAACCTCTGACCGAATCAGAGAAGCGCATACAGTGGGCCGAGGCATACGATGCTTGTGCCCGCATCAGCGTTCTCACCGCCCAAGGCCGGGCGTTCCTTACCACCAGTGAAGGGCTCATGCGGGTTATCTGGCTCTCCATGCGGAAGGAAAATAAAACTATGACCGTTGACCAGTGCGAAGCCCTACTCCCGGTAAACGCAGGGGACGCGGGCGACATTCAGACCGAGATTATGATTATCTCAGGCCTGATTGACCGCAAGATTGTCAATGACCCGGAGGCGCTGAAGAAGCTCCGGGACGGTGAATCGGGAAACGCGCCAGCGGCGGAGGCTTAGACTTTCGCCCAATCTGCAAGATGCTCGCTGAAGCATACGGCTGGACTCCTGATGTTGTGGCCGATATGACGCTTCCGCAGGTTCACGTTTACCTCATGGAGCGCAAAGCCGGAAACCAATCAAAACATAATTCACTAGCCGAGCGCCGGGCGTGGCTTAAAGCGAACCGGCAAAGGATAACGATAATGGCATTCCAAGGCGGAGAGGCATTTGTAGACCTGACCATGAACGATAAAGCGTTCAGGGCTGGCGTCTCGAAGAACTCTGGCATTATGTCCAAGCTAGGTGGAAAGATGGCCACGATTGGCAAGGCCGGGGCCGCTGCCTTTGCCGCAATTGGTGCGGGGATTGCCGCGACAACTGCCGTGTCCGGGCGATTTGAGCAGACTATGGCCCGTGTGCGCGCATTGACAGGAGCTAACGATAAGCAGTTCAGTGAGCTTGAAGAAGCCGCCAAGTCGTTGGGTCGTTCTACAGTGTTCAGCGCCAGCGAGGCGGCCAAGGGTATGTCGTTCTTCGCGCTCGCGGGTTTTGATGCGAATAAAATCATATCCTCCATGCCTGCTACACTTGACCTTGCCGCCGCCGGACAGCTGGAGCTCGGCACGGCCTCCGATATTGTCGCCAAGATCATGGCCGGTATGGGGCTTGAAGCAAAGGACTTAGGCGGAACAGTCGATGTCCTAACCAAGGCATTCACCACTTCGAACACCGACCTCATGCAATTGGGCGATGCGATGAAGTTTGTCGGGCCTATCGGGAAGCAGACCGGGCGCGGTATCGAGGAGCTGACAGCGGCAATTCAGGTAATGTCCAACGCCGGTATACAGGGCGGTATGGCCGGTACATCACTGCGGATGATTCTCCTCCGGTTGGCCGGTGGTGTACCGCAGGCAAAGCGCGCTCTGGACGGCCTCGGTGTTGCTACTGCTGACGCGACAGGAGCGAGCCGTCCGCTTGCTGATATCATCGATGACCTGAACGCTAAGACCGCCAATATGACCACCAACCAGAAGACGGCTGTGCTGGCTCAGATAGCAGGAGCTCGCTCGGTTGCGGCGCTCAGTGAAATGATGGCCCGTGGCGGCGATGAAATGCGCCGGTTCCAGACAAACCTCGAGAACTCCGGCGGCACAGCCCAGCGCATTGCGGATATCCAACTTGACACCCTATTTGGCTCCCTGACGCTCTTGAAATCGGTCATGGAGGGGCTTGCGATTGAGGTCGGCGATGTGTTCGGCCCTGCTATCCGTGCGGGCGCTGACGCTATCTCGGTACTCGGTGCCGCCGCAATTGATATCGTGGCGAACAGCGGGCTGGCTGAATGGTTCTCAGACCTCAGCAAGACCATCGTTTCCAATATGGAAAACGTAATGTTTGCGGGGCAGGTGCTTGCAGTCGGAGTTGATAATTTTGGTATCGTGCTTCAGTCGGCGTTTGTTGGTGCCGGGCTTGCTGTTGTGACGTTCAGTCTTGACATGGCTCACGCCTTTGAGGCTATCGCGTTTGCGCTGGCTCAGTCTGTTGTCTGGTTCGTATCTTGGGTAAATACCGCCCGTGTGAACTTCGTTGATAACTGGTCGAATATCCTCGGCTCGGCGCTGGCAATACTCCAGAATTGGGGGCGGAATGCGGACACCTTCTTGGGCAACATCTCTGACAACATTAGCGCCCGGTGGGATGTCATTAAAGGAATTTTCCGGGGCGAGCTTGTTGAGTTCAACCCCAAGAGCCTGACGGACGGCTTCACCGAGGTGACGGATACGCTTGAGAACCTGAACCTTGAGCTCCCGACATTTGAGCTTTCCAGCCTGCCAGACCGCGAGAAGTCTCAGGTCGAAAAGGACATGGAGGCGCTGAAGGATGAACTGAATACCGCGCTCGAGCTTTCTCTGGAGGCCAAGGTGACAGGTGACGCAGAAAAGAAAGTTGACGAGCTCCGTAAGAAGCTGGATGCCAAGGCCGCCGAAGATGCCGCCGTGAAGGCTGGAACCGGCGGAGAGGGTAGCGTTGCGGCTCAGGCCGAGTTCGTGGGTTTGACCGATGTGTGGGACAAGATTTCATCCACCACGGCCACGCAGGTGACCACAGACGAAAAAGCTCTTGACGTAGCCCAGCAACAGCTTGCACAACAGAAGCTCGCGAACGAGAAAGCGGAGCGCCTGAACACGTTCCTGATTGAACAGCAGTTTTCCGCACCACCACCGGAAGCAATGAAAACGGAGGGCAGATAAATGCCCCCTTCAGCACCCCCACAAATTCCATACGAAGAGATGGCCGGATTCCCGAAAGAGTCCATGACTGCGGCGGGGTTCAGCGCGACCCGGCAAATCAAGACAGCTTGGGCAACCCGCCTGACTCTAGCCAGGCGCTTCCTTGGCGGGAAGATCGGCGGCGTTGATTATTTCCCGGCGCAGTACCCGGATTTCCCGGATGCGATATGTGTCAAGGCTGACCCGCAACCGTTTGGCCAGACAAAGAAAAAGACATCCACGCAGGCCAAGTACGATGATGCGATCATCACGCTTCAGTACGAGGTTCCGGCTTACGATTCCCAGAATAACACCACCGGCACCACCGTTCGCCCGTACCGCACCTGAGAACCTTCGCCCTCAGGCAAAAATGATTTCCCTCACTAGCGAGAAGCTGTTTTGGGCGGCGGGCGAGGCTTTGGCCGGAGTGAGCGCCCCGCAAAAGCTTATGCTTCAGCTGACTTGGGTTATCACGCTCCATGAGGTGCCAACCAAGTTGCCGTCAGAGACATTCTCGCTTATCGGCAAGACCAACAAGGCGGCGGTAAAGTCTGCGCAGTTCAACCGGACGTTCGCGGCTGGCACCCTGCTATTCACGCCTCCCGACCCGCGCCCGACCCGGCGCACTGACGGAAACCTGACTTGGGAAGCGCGGTATGAACTGATTTACCAGCCAGAGGGCTGGAATAACTTTTACAACCCTAACACCGATGCATTCGAGCCGGTGTACTCGGATAACGGCGCTGGCACTGTGGTTCAGCCGTATACCCCGGCTGACTTCACCCCGATAACGGACTACAAGCCATAATGGGCAATTTTCCAGCAAATTTCAGTGTAGCGCCACCGCTCCAGCTTCGAGAGGCTCCGGGCGGGCAGGTAATTATTACGCTGGTCGAGAACGCAGTGCAAGCCGGGGAAAGCAAGGTGTTCGCGGCAAAAATCACGGGACTGCACACAGATTCGTACACAACGGTTACGGGGCCAAATAAGGAATTGGTTTACCGGGGAAACCTGTACAACAATGGTAAGAGCGCGGCGGCCACTGCCACGGCAGTCACGATTCGGATTTTCCAGATTGCCAACGGCGAGCAGGTGCCGACCAACTCTTGGCTCATCGTGCGAGAGATCGAAAACGACAGCTGGGAAATGAAGACAGGCGCAACTAAAAGCGAAACAACATACCAAGGGCAGGTGCCGGTATGGCTATAAACTTCACATCTTGGACGGACTGCGATTGGCAGGGTGGCTATACGCTTGATTGGACGAGCGCGGCAACGCTGTATGAGCGCAATTTAATTCCGTATGTGGACGCACTCAGACAAGCGTGTCTTGAGCGGTGGGCTGCCTACACAACCAGTACCGGCGGCGGTACGCGCCAAAGTCTGGAGCTCGATACATCTACTGGAACCGTCCCGCTTTCCCTTACAGCGCAAGGCATTAACAGCGCCATATTCACTTTTCTCTCTGGTACAACTGGTTGGCGGAAGTACTGGGTCAATCACCATGACGTTGGTGTTGGTGGCTGGGTCGGGAAAACCACTGCACCACCAGCTTGGACAGAAGCCACAATGCTTGCCCAGATTGGTGACGCGACCCGGCTTGCCCCGGTAGAGAAAGGTGTGCTTTCTAAAGAGTGGGCAATACAAGTTTACAAGATTCTCAACCAAATACTATGGTTTAAATCTAACGAGATACCCAACGAAGCGTCCAGCCAGTACAAGATTTTCAACACTCCGTTTGATACAGATTGGCCAACCACTTGGGGCAACCTCCCTGCGTGGGGTTCAACTGGGTGGACGAATGGCACGGGCGGAGATATCCCCACTCTTGCGATAATCCCAGCAAATACTACCGAAGGCTGGTGGGCGGCTGTGGTTGGTATAAAAAAGTCCAGCCAATACGCTGAAGTGATAAGGCCTCCGCACTAAGTGGCAGAGCTTACACCACGCCGACGCACCAAAAGCAGACATAGATTTTTACGTTACAGCTTCTGGTTCTCTGGCTGGTTTTACGCATGTTTTTGATGCGGCGTCAGAGACAGTATCGGACGGGCTTACTTCGATATTTGAAACGATTGCTGGGACTTCTGGCGGGGTTAGGCTTTCTAGTTATTTTACGGCGCTTGACACGCTACCACCAGAGCCAACAGCGCCGCCACCATCCAATTCAAGTAAGGGTTGGTTTGCCAGTAATCTTGACGATGACCACAACTGGTTTAGCATTTCAAAAATGGAACGTAACTGACGGCTTCACCTTTGTTCCGTAGGAGAAAAGACCATGGCGATGGACGGTTATGAATTACAAATAGTGCACGACCTGAAGACAAACGTTTCTCAGTTTGGTGACGGTACTGTTAATGATAGTGTCTCTACAGAAGTGAACGAGTTCCCGGAGGTGCTGATTTACGGTGTGTCTCTTGATATTACGTTTCTGCTCTGGCAGGATCAAGCCAACTCCACAGCGTTCGAGTTTAACCCATCTACGGTGACGCTCTGGGGCCGCCCGCTTGAGTCAGGGCTTGACCCGACACAGCTAGGGCAGACCGTTGTTGTGGCACCGGCGGCCAGCGTTACTGTGAACGTGGCAAAAGACGTAATTCCGGCCAGCTGGGCTTCGTTCGAGCAGATAAACCTATTGTTAGATATATCTGGCGCGAAGCAGGTTAGGGTTCAGCAAAATATTACGGTCATCGCGCCGAACCTTGCGAGCTCTGACGGCGGCATTACATCCGGGGCTTACGCCATCGATACGACAACGCTCACCTCTGAAACTACGATAACTAATGTAGCAGGGTGGCGCACGTATTTCCTTGATAGCACCGGGGGCGCGTTTAACGTTCACCTTCCGACACCCGGAAGTAATGCCGGTCAGAAGCTCGAATTCCTGCATATAGCCGGGGGTAACTCTGTAAATATAGACCCCGGCACCTACGCAATCGAGGGCTCAACCGATGATATCGTAATGGCGAACGGTGACCGGTACGACCTCCGCGAGTTTATCCCCAGCGTGGGGAACGCGAGTTGGAAGAACTTCGATGTAAACACACTGATTTAATATTATGGCAACACAACTTATAACTCCAGTGGTTTATAACGTGTCCGATGATTTTACAGTCTTCGAGGCGCAGGGCCACGTGACCATTTTTATCGTCACGCTAACCAAGAGCATCACAGTGGAATTGCCACTTCTTTCCGATTGCGTAGCCGTGGACATCCACAAGGAAGCCACTGATGGATATAACGCAACGATAAAACTCAACGATGGCGACCCGACAACCGGAACGCTGGTTGTCATGGCGAATGGTAAAAGACGTCCTGAAGCTCAGGCCCGCCGCATCGGCATGGTATAACCGGGCTGTGACCACCCTACTGTAAAAAGGAAACGCTGAAATGATGAAACGAATTGCACTTGTATTGTCTCTCCTGCTCGCAGTCGCGGCCCCGGCGCGCGACATAGGCGACAACCTCGTTGTGAACCGCACAACCGGCATCTGCACACAGAACGTAGACTTCACCGGCACGGTGACTTTCGGCGCAACCACCTACCTGCAAAACATACTTGAGGACACTACTCCGCAACTCGGCGGGTTTCTTGACGCGAATGGCAAGTATATCGGGAAAGATAAGGGCGGCGACATCGCCTCCGCCTCGCCATTAGTCGTGGGTACGGATGGCGGGTATTTCGATGTGACCGGCACGACAAACTTCGCGGCAATGACAGTAGCCACGAACCGGAGCTTCATACTCCAGTTTGACGGTATCTTGACCATTACCCACGGCGCAAGTCTGTCTCTTCCGGGTGCGGCCAATATAACCACCGCCGCAGGTGACATAGCAACATTCCAGAGCACGGCGGCTAATACCGTGGTTTGCACATCGTACACCCGCGCAGATGGAACCGCCGTCGTATGCGCTTCCGCAACTACAACTACCGAGGGTTGCGTTGAACTGGCAACCACCGCAGAAGTTACAACCGGGACGGACACCACCCGTGCGGTTACGGCCAGCACACTGCCCAGCCAAGTGCAGGACAGTAAGTGGAACTTCGCGGCTGACGCTGCAGCCTCGGACGCATACGCTATAACGTTATCCCCGGCCCCGGCGGCATACGCTACTGGCCAGACTTTTAATTTCACTGCCAACACGGCAAACACCGGGGCTTCCACGTTGAACGTAAACGGATTGGGGGCCAAGGCTATTAAGAAATTCCACGACAAAGACACCGCAACCGGTGACATAGAATCCGGGCAGGCGATAAACGTCTTCTATGACGGAACCAACTTCCAGATGTTAAGCCACCCTGCCACATCGTCCGGTACTGAGTACGCCTCCATCTATGAAACTGGAGGTTCCACGGCGCTAACTTGCACTGTACAGAATACTTGGTATCAAGTTGTCTCGTTCAGCACAAACGGGCTTTCCAGTGGCGTAACCCCAGACCATACGAACGACCACATCACAATCGATGCGACAGGAAATTACCGGGTTGAAATCACTGTTTCATTTGGTGGCTCTGGAAGCTCGACTTTCGAGGTGTCCGCGTGGAAAAACAACGGCGCGACCCAACTCTTCCCATGTGTCCTTGAGCGCAAGTTGGGCACAGGTGGTGATGTTGGTGCGGCCCCGGCCATGGGTGATATCACCCTAACCGCCACTGACACCGTGGAGATGTGGGTTCGTTGCACAGATGGTGCGTCCAAGAACTTTACCCCCTCAAACTATGTACTCACAGTCACCAGGCTTTAATCAGCAAACAGGAGAAACACCATGACTCAGAAAATTGTAAACCTTACCATGATTGCCGCCGTTTGCGCAGTGGCCGCAATGGCCTCTGCCCAGCTGTATAAGACCTACCGCATGAGCATTTCCACATCTATTCTTCTTGAGGATGCGATTGGGGAAACCCTGCCGGGCGCGGTAGAGAGCGTGCTAATCCAGAACCACGATACGAGCACGGCCCTGAATATCCAGACCGAGACAGACGCGACCAGCGCAGACGCATACATCCCCGGCGGCGGCTTTCACCGCTTCTATGGCAACCGGGTTTCGCTTCGCAAGATTCGTATGTTCGCGGAGACAGCCGTGGTCACTTCCATTTTCGTGAGGGCAACTGAATAATGAAACTGAAATACTTATTGACAACTGTCCTTGCTCTAGCCTGTCTTACGGCCCCGGCGCAGGATGTGGGGTTCATAACCCGCAACGGTGGCGTTCCAGCCGCGCACGCAACCAGCCACACAGACGGCACTGATGACATCCAGGACGCCACGAATTCGCAGAAGGGGCTGGCTACCGCAGCGCAAATATACAAACTTGATCATCTTGATACAGCATCTGCGGGTGCGTTAAAACTCGAAAAACGCCTTATATCAAGCGCAACAGATACAAGCACAATCACGACGTCTGGCACCATCATAGCCACTCAAAAACTTGATGGAACTAGTAGCTATACATCGGACGCTAATACGGTATTTTTGTATCAGGCAAACAATAACTTGACCGATGAGAGTTCTTACGGGCGCACTATTACTAATAATAATGCGGCTACATGGAGCGCCGCAATAAAGACGGAAGGGACACACTCTGTTGAGTTTACTAATGCGACGCAGAACTACCTAAGCGTGCCTTCTGACGCCGCGTTCTCGTTCCCAGGAACATTCACTTTTGAGGNAAGCATTAACCTGAAGAGCGCCGTTCTTTTGCATCCTATTTTTGGTGGTGCAGCTTTTTACGATGGCGGCATACAAACGTTCGCATTCACTGTACAACAAAATACCGCAGTCAGGCTCTTTTTTGGCTCCCAAACTACATCCGAGCTTAACCAGGTTATATCTATCCCATATGCCTTTTCGCTGGGCACTTGGTATCATATTGCCGTGATCCGAGATGCTGACGACACGCTCAAATTGTACGTTGACGGCGATATCATTTACACACAGGCTAGATTCTCTGGCACCATAACTGCCGATCCGTTGACATCTCTGTATATGGGATACGCCCCAACTGGAGTACTCCCCCCATCATTCGAATATGCAGACGCGTACATAGACAGAGTACGAATCTCAAATATTGATCGACCAATAGTATCATCGTTTGTCCAGTCCGCAAATAACCTGTCAGAGATCGTCGCCAATACAGCCAAAGTCACGAATGCCACACATACGGGCGATGTCACGGGGTCTGGTGCACTTACTATTGCGCCCGATGCTGTAACTCTCGCAAAGATGGCAGGGGGAACTGCCGGTAATTTAATCAGCTACGATGCTCTAGGCGACCCCGCTGCCGTAGCCACTGGAACTGCCGCGCAAGTACTGACCAGCAACGGCGTTGGATTGCCGCCTACTTTTCAGGCCGCGTCTGGTGGGAGTGGGGGCACAGTACAGGGCACGGTGGGAACTCTTGCTATACAGCCAACAGACGAGGGAACAGTCGCAGGAAATAACCGGGGGAACTATTCGGTTGATTTGCAGACGATCCGCACTGCGGTAGATGAGGTGGCGGCTGGTGATTACTCGGTTCTATCCGGTGGTAAAGACAATATCTCTTTGGGCACATATGCGGCAGTTGGTGGTGGGCTGGGAAATGAGGCAAACAACTTTTATGCCACGGTACCAGGCGGA